TTTATTCAAAGTATCTTCATGATGGCTAAAGAGCCAAATCGAAACAAACGAAAATAACCAATGAAAAATTTAAAGCGCGAAACAAATAGTTACATTAACGAGTATGTTAATAAAAGTCGTGCATATGGTGAACTAGGACATCCAGAAGGTCCTACAATCAATTTAGAGCGTGTCTCACACATGATTAAAGAATTGCGCCAAGATGGTAATAATTTTATTGGCAAAGCAAAGATCATGGACACACCATATGGTAACATCGTAAAAAATCTAGTTAGTGAAGGTGCATCACTTGGTGTATCTACAAGAGGACTTGGTTCTCTCACACAAACTAAAGAGGGTTACAATGTTGTGCAAGACGATTTTTATCTTGCAACCGCCGCAGATATTGTAGCGGACCCATCAGCACCGAACGCATTTGTACATGGTATCATGGAAAACAAAGAATGGGTATTTGTAAACGGTCGTTGGACAGAACAACATATTGAAGAATCAAAAACAGCAATTAAGAAGGCTAGTTCGAAAGATTTAGATAAAATCAAAATCAAAATTTTCGAAAACTTCATTAATAAACTGTAAAAATATTATAAATAGATACTAGAAACCTCAAATACTCAAAAGGAGAGAGCATCATGACAGAACAAGTAAAAGACAAGGTCGAAGACCTTGAAAAGAAAAACTTAGAAGAAGGTGAGATGCCTGCCGCTCTGAAAGCCTATATCGATAAAAAAGGTAAAAAGGGCGAAAAAGAGAAAGAAGATGACGCCGAGGACGATGATGGCGAAGACAAGAAGGAAGTAAAAGAAAAGAAAGCAAAAATGAAAGAAGACATTGACGCTATTTTTTCGGGTGAAGAACTTTCTGAAGAATTCAAAACCAACGCCAAAGCAATCTTTGAAGCAGCCGTAACATCCCGTGTTTCAGAAATTGAAACAGACCTTCAAGAGCAATTTGATACCAAACTTAACGAACAGGTAAGCGAAATTGTTTCAGGTATTGTTGACAAAGTTGACGAATATTTGGAATATGTCGTTGCTGAGTGGACAGAAGAACACAAAGTTGGTATCGAGAAAAATCTAAAAGCAGAAGTTGCTGAAGACTTTATGGTAGGTTTAAAGAACCTATTCGTTGAAAACTACATTGACATTCCAGAAGACAAAGTAGACTTGGTAGACGAAATGGCAAAGAAATTGCAAAACGCAGAGACCGATTTAGATAAAAAAATCACAGAAAATGCTGATTTAGTTGCAGAATTGAATGATTATAAGAAAGAACAGGCTGTTCACACAGTAACAGAAGGTTTGTCTGAAATTCAAATTGCAAAACTAAAATCACTTGCAGAAAATATTGAATTCATTTCTGAACAAGATTACAAAAACAAACTTACTCTTACAAAGAAAAAGTACTTTGAATCTAAAGAAACTGAAAAAACCGCTGTTTCTGAGTCAAAGAAAGATTTAGATTCTGCTGATTCTGAATTGGAAGAATCGTTTACCCCTATCATGGAACACTATGTGAAGAATATTTCCAAGATAGTGAAAAGATAAGAAATTATAAATAACATCAGAGTTTATCAAATACTCAAAGGAGAAAAATATGTCAGACGCATTACTAAAAAAATGGGCACCCGTTCTTGATCATTCGGAACTTCCATCGATCAAAGATTCCCACAGACGCGCAGTTGTAGCACAACTTCTTGAGAACCAAGAATTAGATGGTCGCTCGAATTCTTCAGCCGGCTATCGTAATCCTACGAGCCTTCTTAACGAAGATGCACCAACTAACGCAATGGGTGGTTCATCTTCAACCGCAGGCGATGGTAACATCGACCTTTACGATCCAGTACTTATCAGCCTAGTACGCCGTGCGGCACCTAATCTTATCGCTTACGATATTTGCGGTGTTCAGCCAATGACAGGACCAACTGGTCTTATCTTTGCTATGCGCTCACGTTACTCAAGTCAGAGCGGTACTGAAGCATTGTTCAACGAAGCAAACACTGGCTTCTCTGGCACCGTAGGCGATCAAACCGGCGCAACAGCCGCACTTGCAAACGCAACCAACTACACAGTTCAGACTGGTATGACTACAGCGGTCGCTGAAGGTCTTGGTGGTGGCGGCGCAAACGCGGACTTCAACGAAATGGCATTCAGCATCGAAAAGATTGCTGTTACTGCTAAGAGCCGTGCTTTGAAAGCAGAATACACAATGGAACTTGCACAAGACTTGAAAGCAGTTCATGGTCTTGATGCAGAGCAAGAACTTGCTAACATTCTTTCAACAGAAATTCTTGCAGAAATTAACCGCGAAGTAGTTCGTCAAGTTAACATTTCTGCAACAGTAGGCGCACAAGAAAACGTAGCAACTGCTGGTACTTTCGACCTTGACGTTGACGCTAACGGTCGTTGGTCAGTTGAAAAATTCAAAGGCTTGATGTTCCAATTGGAGCGTGAGTCTAACGCAATTGCTAAGGCAACTCGCCGTGGTAAAGGCAATGTAATGATCTGTTCTTCAGACGTTGCATCAGCACTTCAAATGGCTGGCGTTCTAGATTACACACCAGCACTTGCAAACAACCTACAAGTTGATGACACAGGCAATACATTTGCAGGTGTTCTAAACGGTCGTATCAAGGTTTACATTGACCCATACTTCGCCGCTTCTTCAGGTGTTCACTACGCAACTATCGGCTACAAGGGCACTTCAGCATTTGACGCTGGCTTGTTCTACTGCCCATACGTTCCTCTACAGATGGTTCGTGCAGTTGGTCAGGATTCATTCCAACCACGCATCGGGTTCAAGACACGCTACGGCATGGTCGCAAACCCATTCGCAACATCTGCTGGTGACGGTGTAATTGGTTTCAGCAACAAAAACATCTACTATCGTAGATTTGCAATTACAAACTTGATGTAATCATTAAGCCGGCGCAGATCGGATTTAAGAGGGACTTTCGAGTCCCTCTTTTTTTTGTCTTATAAATATATGATGACAATAAGGCACAAATATGGCAACGTATAATCAAACACCTACCAACAAAAGTTTTCTTTCGAATAACAAGTATGAATTTGTTATTCAAAGACTGCCTCACGTTACATTTTTTATACAGTCTATTACGATACCAGATGTGACACTTAATGGCACACAGGTTCCAACACCATTTATAAATTTACCTATTCCTGGCGACACTCTACAGTATAGTGAACTGCAACTTACCTATATTATGGATGAAGACATGCAATCATGGCGTGAAATATATGAATGGATGTTTAATCTAGGTAATCCAGAATCAAGAAATAAAATAGGTACTCTTACGCAAACGCCAGGTAGACGTAACAGCGTTACCTCTGATGCATCATTGTTAGTTAAATCAAATTCAAACAACCCTCGCGTAAAGTTTATCTTTAAAGACATGTTTCCTACCACGCTTGGTGGAGTTACATTGTCTAGTAGTGAAGGGCAAGAATTTCTTACTTCCACCACTTCATTTCTTTATAGTTATTATTCCGTAGAATCTATTTGACATTCATAGCAGTTTGTGTTATTATGATATGTAATTGGATCCATATGGAGGAGTGTGATGACGTTAGATCAATTGATGGAAGAATGGAAGAAAGATGCGCCAGTAGATTCTACTGAGTTAGCCATTGCTTCACTTAAAATACCAGAACTACATAGTAAGTACCTCAAAATTTATTTTGAAGAAAGACGCAAACTCAAAGGTTTAGAGTTTCAGTCTAAGGAATTGTTTTTGAAGAAATATGAATATTATAACGGACGTATATCTGAAGAAGAGTTAGAACAACTTGGTTGGGAACCTTTTATGAAACGTCTAATGAAAAATGAAATTGACATGTATATTGATTCTGACAAGGAAATTATTGAGAAGAATATGAGAATCGTCATGCAAAAAGAAAAACTAGATTTCCTTGAAGAGGTGATCAAGAATCTCAATCAAAGAAACTTTCAAATTAAGAATGCAATTGAATGGAGAAAGTTTACTCAAGGTGTCGCATAACTCTATCACTATATCTAAGGTAAATGAAGTATATGCTAAGATACATTGCGAACGTGGAGAAGCAATGGAACTTAGCGAGTACTTCACCTTTTACGTTCCCGGTTATAAATTTATGCCTGCATTCAGGAATAAAATCTGGGACGGAAAGATTCGCCTATTCAATACACAGAATCATACCATCTATTATGGCTTAATGCCGTACATAGAAAAGTTTTGTCATGAACGCGAGTACCTTATAGAATATGATGCATCAGTTGATCTTGCAGATGAATTTTCAGAGAATGAAGCAGATGAGTTTATTGCTAAACTCAAACTGCCGCATGAAGTAAGAGACTATCAAAAGAAAGCATTTATCTACGCTATAAGAAATAGAAGAGGACTTCTAGTTTCACCAACTGCGTCAGGTAAATCTCTTATCATCTATCTCATTACAAGATACCTCAAAGGTAAGACACTTATCATTGTGCCTACCATTTCGCTTGTATCACAAATGTTCAAAGACTTTAAAGACTATGGACTTGATAGCGAAACATACATGCACAAGATTACTGCTGGCGCAGATAAAGAATCAAACAAACCAATCATTGTATCAACGTGGCAGTCAATCTACAAGATGCCAAAAGAATGGTTTGCACAATTTGATCTAGTCATTGGTGACGAAGCGCACTTATTCAAAGCACAATCACTTACAAAGATCATGACAAATCTAACAGAGTGTGGCTATCGCTTTGGACTGACTGGTACGCTTGACGGAACACAAACTCATCGATTGGTGCTTGAAGGTTTATTTGGTAGAGTAAAAAGTGTAACCACAACCAAAGAACTGATTGATACCAAAAGACTTGCAGATTTTAAAATTAAAGCATTGGTACTCAAGCACGATGAAGTTTCATGTGAAGCAATTAAAAAAGCAAAGTACCAAGAAGAGATTGACTACTTGGTATCGTCAGAAATACGGAACAAATTTATTACAAACTTGACTATTTCCCTCAAAGGGAATACACTAGTATTGTTTCAATTTGTACACAAGCATGGTGATGTGCTTCATCCTATGATTCTCAACAAGGCTAAGGATAGAAAAGTCTTCTATGTTCATGGTAGTGTAGAAGCAGATGAACGTGAACTTGTACGAGAAATTACTGAGAAAGAATCTGACGCTATCATCATTGCGTCATATGGGACGTTCTCAACAGGTATAAATATAAGAAACTTACACAACATTGTTTTTGCGTCCCCTAGCAAAAGCAAGATTCGCACACTACAATCGATAGGGCGTGTACTCAGACTTGGTGAAAACAAAGAGACTGCAACGCTATTTGATATAGCGGACGATTTAACTTACAAAAGTAAAAAGAACTTCACCCTTGATCATTTTGTAGAAAGAATGAAAATATATAATGAAGAAAAGTTTGAATATAAAATTTATTCAATCAACCTAAAAGGCTGACCATGCAAGAAGAAAAGGGTGTTTCACCCAATACAACAATTTGCAAAGTGTTGAAACTGTCAAACGGAGAAACAATCATTGGTAATATCACCAAGGAGACTGTTTCTTATATTGATGTGAATAGACCTTTGAAGATTCTTATTATGGTTCGTCAAGACATGTCTGCTATCAATATGTCTGTTATGAGGTGGGACCCTACTTTTGATTATGCTCTTCCAATAAGAGTGTACAAGAATTCAATTGTAGCATGTGCAGAACCAAATGAATTCATGGTAAGGAATTATAATGAAGTATTAGAACAGGCTAATAAGCCTGAAGAAGATGAAAGCGATGAGACTACAGAGGTTGGTGATATGATGCAAGAGATACTTAAAAGGACTAAACCTAGTACTATGCATTGAAAGGCAACACCCTGATTGTACACACTTGTCAAGTAAATGTCAATAAAATGAGAGGTGAATATGGGAACAAATCATTATGTAAACAACGAGCAATTTCTCCAAGAGATGGTTGCTTATAAAAATTTAGTTAAGGCTGCCGTTAGCAATACTACAGAACGACCAAGAGTGCCAGAGTACATCGGCTCTTGTTTGTTTAAGATCGCCACGCACTTAGCACGAAAACCAAACTTTGCGAATTATACCTTTAAAGAAGATATGGTTTCCGATGGTGTAGAAAACTGTTTGCTCTACATCGATAACTTTGATCCTGAAAAGTCAAAAAATCCATTCGCGTACTTCACGCAAATTATTTACTTTGCTTTCTTGCGAAGAATCCAAAAAGAAAAGAAACACATGTACATCAAGTACAAGAGCATGGATAACGTAATTATAAATGCTCTAATTGAAAACAATGGCGAAGATGTTGTTGGATCACACATGCAAGGCATGATGCATGAATCTTACAGCGAACATTTCATTAGTGATTTTATTCAAACTTTTGAAGATACCAAACGTAAGAAAACTGACGCCAGAAAGAAGAAAAAGGAGGTGGAAGATGCAGACGCCAATTCCAGTACAACTTGAACAATGGATTAAGACGGTACAAAACAAAAGATCGCCATACGATTTGCGCGAATCCTCTATCTTGCATTTGAAGAACATTCGTGATATAATTGATCAGGTAATCCGTGAAAATGGAAGAAGTAACAATACTTGGAAGAATAACATTAAGAGATGAAAATTGCCCTACTTGGAGATACACACTTTGGCGTAAGAAACGATGCACGACACTTCCACGAATACTACGAGAAGTTTTATAGCGAAGTTTTCTTTCCATACTTAGAAGAGCATGGTATTGATACCATCATTCAACTTGGTGATTTGTTTGATCGTAGAAAGTATATCAACTTCCTTTCTCTTGCAGAAAGCAGACGATATTTTTTCGATGAGTGTAAGAAGAGAAACATTCGCCTTCATGCGTTGATTGGTAATCATGATATTTTCTGGCGCAACAGTTTGGAGATTAATTCTCCAGATTTGCTTTTGCGCGACTATGACAACATTACATTATGGGCTAAGCACGGCACACTTGAACTAGATGGTGCTGTGTTTGATATGATTCCTTGGATGTGTAACGAAAACGAAAACGAAATTCGTGAGTTTGTTTCAAAGAGTACATCGCCGTATTGTGTTGGTCACTTTGAACTTGTTGGTTACTATATGCAACGTGGTCAAGTTAGTCATGAAGGCTATGAAGATGTATTTCTGAAAAACTATGATCAAGTTTATAGTGGACACTATCATTCGCGTTCGGCATCAGTAGATGGTAAGATTGCATATCTTGGCACACCATACGAATTGTTTTGGTC